TCTTGAGCGCTTGCTGGTAGTCTTCGCGCTGGTAGGTAACGTCATTGGCCATGCTGGTTAATTCCTGATGCTTTGCAATAAGTATGCCAGCTAGTAAACAGTTTTCATACCTAGGGTCATTGGCTGACTTCCACGCTTGATCATAGGCGCAAGGGCGTAGCGTATCGCGTCGATGTAGTGGTTATGGTCATCAAGTACGATTGGCAGCACGTCACCGCTGTTTTTATCAACCTTGTAGCTGTATAGCTGAGCCTCTCGCCTTACGCTTGTGCATCGGCTATGGATCACGATTTCATCGTATGAGCGCAAATGCTCAATGCCATCCTCGACACTGCCAGGCCACTTCTTGACGCCTTCAATTCTAGGCAGGCCATTGCGCTTTAGGTAGCTGATCGACTCAGGGCGCGCGCTGTCAGCCCTTACGGTGTGCGCATCAGCGTTAGGCAGGCGCTCAGTTACATACTGAGCTGTAGCGTCAAGCTCAAGCCCAACCTTGCCGGCCTCGCGCTCGATGTACAGTTTGCGGTCATTAATCCAGCAGCACACTGCGGCGGTAGGATCTTGCGCAAAGCCAAAGTCTAGCCCGTAGTATGGACCTTGCCATTCCGGTTTAGGATCGAACTCTGCAACGCGCCACTTGCCAGACAGGATTTGAGCGTTGGAGTGCTCTAGGAAGTCACCCTCCCAAATGTGCGAATAGGTGTCCGGTCGATTCTTTAAGTCTTCCAGGCGCTCAAGCTCCAGTACCTCGGGGAACCAGGGGTTGTCTGGGTAGTTTATTTCAGCGATCAGGCAAGACTCAGGCGGCGATATACGAAAGCGCTTGTGTGTGGCGCTCTCTTTGCTCTCAGGGTTCCAAGTCACCCAAACCTCAGAGCCAGCCTCACGAACTGTCGGCCCCAGCTTGCGCCAGGCTTGCTCGCTTACGTTCTCAGCTTCGTCAATCCATGCGAGCAATACGCGGGCTTTCGATTTGATGCTGTCAAGGTTATGGCGCAATCCGGCAAACACATAACTTATGCGCTTATCTTTGCTGCGGATAAACTTCTCGCCAATTTCGTAATAAGCGTCAAGCCATGGCACCGACCTGATAGCGGTCTTGATTTCTTCCATGCTGGAATCTTCAAGGCTATTTAGGTGTTCACGACCGCAAAGGATCTGACCGCTGTCGCCATTCATGCCGCGCTGATAGCCCACAACGGCAGTCATCAATGCGAATGTGCGCGTCTTGGCCGACCCACGACCGCCGTATGCGCAGCGGTAACGTGACTTTCCACGGAAAACAGGTATCAGCTTAGGCGGAAGCTGAATCTGTGCCGTTGTCATTCTGGAGCGACTAGCTCAATGCGTGTCGGTGACATGCTTCCGTCAGGGCTTGTGTGTGCTTGCTCGACCTTATCCGAGTATCCGTGCTTGGTCATTACCAGCTTTGCAATGCTCGGGTTAAAGTCGCCTGAAAGGCCTCCGTTAAGAAGTTTTCGCTCTTGTGCTTGGGCAATATCCCTGACAATGTCAGAAAACTCAGGCTTATCCTCTTCCTTCGCCCACGTATGGCAGGTTTCTCGACTGATACTTAGCTCACAAGCAAGACCAGCGATGCTCGGGATTTGATCACCATAGCTTGCATAGTTCAGCACGTAATCACGCGCACGCTCTAGCAGCTCTGGTGTGTAAATGCTTGGACGGCCACCGGCCATTGTCTAACCCCTCTCCAATCTATCCAATTCACGCCGCGCATTTGCGGCATCGTCTAGGCTCTCTGCCATCTTGTATTTACGCCAGGCGTCTGCCCACTTCGACTGACGGTTGTTGCCTAGCAGTGGTTGCTGACCTTCGGATAACGACCACTCTTGAGAATGGCCGCATTTTCCGTTAGCGCACTGGTGCTGATTTAGGCTGCGTAGTTCGATCATAGCACCTGAACACTTTGGGCATATCATTCGCGTTCAGCAATTTTGCGCAAGTTGCCCGCAATCTCACTCAATGCGAACCAAAAACCAAACACCAGGCAGCACACAACCCACCCACCGATAGCGATACCGATAGCCGGCAGAACCTTGCCTTGCAGCATCACGAAGAATGCGACGATGCCGACTGCGCAAAATGCCAGATAGGCCAGAACGTCATTTGTTTTGATGATTAGCGATTTCATAATTATTTCCCCTTGCCCTTATTTGCAAACGATTTCCAATAAATCAGCCTTGCTATAAGCACACCAGATAAGAACCCAGAAATTGCACAAATAATTAGAGCCGCAGAAAACTCTAGGAAGGTTGGCATTGTGCTACCCCTTTGGCGAAGTTGATCATATTTACGAATGCAACTGTCATATTCGGCGCCGAATCACTAAACGCCTCATCAAACTCCAGCACCAACCGCGCCAACTCACGCAGGTTAGCCGTTTGGATTTCAACTGCGCCCTGCTCGCGCTCGATTGCTTCTTGCTGTGCCATGCTATTTCCCCTTCAAGTTTAGTGTGGTTCCGCATGTGCGGGCACTTGTCCGCCAGATTCTACCCTACAGGCTCCATTTGCCTGCGGTAGTCTCTGCTCGGTAGCCGGAGGTCTTTAAACCGTATTGATCCAGTATAATTACAAAGGCTACTGGCAAAGCCTTTGCCCAGCAGAGAGTTATCAGCAATAGCAGCATGATACCCCCATGTTCAGTTAGTGTCGGGTTTCCCCTCCCGGCTGCCTTTGGGCACTACCCATGGCGCTTCTCTCCTGATTAGCGTGGCAATGTGGCTAGACGCCTCCCGGCGTTTACCTTCCTACAGTGAAGCGGTGTTGCTTGATACCGAAATTGGTATCGAAGTAGGTGGCCGGCGCTGATCTCCAGCTTTGAGGCAATAGGCGTGCAGTAACGCCTCGTTTTACAAATCGCCCATCTTGCGACGGGGCGGGAATCGAACCCGCGACATACGGAAGGATTGGATACCGCCCGGTGACAACACCTTGCATAGTCCAGCCCATCACATGCTGACAATTCTCTCGCTCTCACGATTCGCGCATCAGCCTGCGCATTCACCTACTTCGATAACAACTCACAATGGCATTGGTAATGGGTGGCCAGTTGCGAACCTGGCATTGGCTTCTGTTATTGCTAGATGGTTCTTCTGCACACCACTGCAAAAGTACGGTTTACCATTCCAGCTCAAGGGCGTATCGCCTACGCATTCACCCATTCCAATACCATCGCTGGTAAAGGGCCGGTCTTTCCCGGCTTGTCATTTTCGCGCAGTGTTTGGCATAACACCTAAACGCCGCTTCCTGCGTGCGCCTGTGCTCATTATCGCCTACTCACGATTATTTGCAATACACTTTTTCAACATTTCCTCGGCCAAGTCACGCAACGGCTCACGGAAGCGCTCAGCCATCTTCAGCGCCAGCTCATCATCCCCGCGCAACACTGCAAGGATTATCTGCACAGACGCATAGTCGTCGCCATCTGTGTATAGAATCTCTTCTGATGCACGTTCAGCAAACTTGAAGAAGTCCAGGCCGCTTGAGTCGTTGGCTGACATGAGCTCATTGATTAGGTCTTTCATGGGCGGGCCTCCAGAACAGTCCAACCTGACGGATCAGCGTCCGCCATGATGAAAGACATGCACCATGTATCCGGCCCTCTTCCATCGTAGTAACGCCCATGGCTTAGTCGTGCAAATTCCTGCACGCCATCACGGGAAACAATATGCGTAGCCCACTCCGGCGCATCCTTCCAGCGCTCAAGCTTTTCAGCGTCGTAATGCTCGCCACTATTCCCATTCTGCCCAATCGCCTGCATGCGTGGGCTTTCGTCGTCTATGGCTGCGGCAGGCTCTATTGTGTGCTGCTGGCCGAAGTCGGCGGGCACTTCAACCGGTAAGCGATCCTCAACCAGCTTTGCATAGCCCTGTATGTCGTGCCAGTTGTCGGCGTAGTTCGGGTCGCCGCTTAGGATGCGGGCGATCTTGTCTGCGATCACCTCAAGCGCCTGCCGGTGCATGTCAGGCAGATCGTCATAGCCACTGCACTGCATGCCGCGCTTGATGTTTTGCGCAATCTTCGCATGATCCGCAAAGTCGCCGTAACGCTTTCCGCGCTCGGCCAGTGTTTTTTCTACGCTCATTTGCGCTTTCTCCATGAACATAAAACGTCAACAGAAAAGTAGAAAATAGCAAGCAGTGCACAAAAAAATGAAAGCTGATTGCTATTCACCAGATACGAAACTGCAATCCACCCTACGGCATGCAACCCATAATCTTTTCTCATTAAATAGTCATTTTTATTAGTTAGCACCTCAATTAACGATTCCATGCCGCATCCCCCATGCCATTAACCTTCCTAGCCATCTCAACACGTCCCTTACAAGCCGCAAACAGCATACCCATACGACACGTCGCATTCTCTGCGAAAAACACGCTAGCGGCCTGTTTGACGGCTTCCTGATGCTTTAGCGCATAGCGTCGTGCGTTAGATCCTGCTTTCAGCGTCATGACTTCGCCGCCGGGGCGCTGGATTTTGATTAGGGCGGGTTGGCCGGCGTGCTTCGGGTTGGTGAAAAACACTGTCATTTCCCCTGATCCTTCTTAGCCTTGCACCCAATCGCCATAACCTCAAACGACACAGGGCGCTTGTGATACCAATCTGACAACGTCCGCCTTTTGATCCCTGAAAGCCGCTCCATTTCATCCAGGCCGGTCATGCCGTGCTCGATTGCTGACAGTGCGGCTGGGCTTGAGGGCTTGCCTGTCATTTGGCGCGCTCCGCTAGCATGGCGTCGGCGTGTAATGCTTTGTACTTGGCGTAAACCTCAATCCACCAGCGCATTTGAGCCTGGAAATCTTCCGCAGGCCACGGGCTTACCCAATATTCTCCCCAGCTCATCGGTAGATCGGCTGGAACTTCGACATGCGCTATGTAGTATTCGCGCAGGCTCATGCCGTGAGCTAATTGGCCGCCTAGCTTTTCTCCGTGCATCATTCCAGCTACCGGAAACGCCGGCCCGCCATCATTCTTGCTCATACATCACCCCTCGTTGGTTGCGCCCGGTTAGGGGCGCGGTTGGATTAATTTGCCAGCTCCATTGCCGCTGATGCGCTGCCCTTGAAATCAATGTCAGGCAGGATCGTTTGCGGCTTGAAGATGACTCGGTAGTGATAGGCGCTGACGCTCGCCGGTTGTAGCTGCTCGGCGAAGTACGTCACGTTGTCCGACAGGCCAAGGAAGTGCTTCTTGTACTCGCTAGCGCCGGTTTTACAGGTGACCGTCAATGACTTTGCTGCTGTACCACTCCCGAGCGAACAGCGACCCTCTATGGTGAGCATGTATTCTCCGGTAATGCCGTTGTAGAAGATCACTCGCCGGCTGACTTCGAAGTTGTCAGCGGCTTTCGATAGGTTACTGGATGCAATATCTGCGTCGCTGCATCCAGACAGCGCCAATACCGATGCAACGATTGCGAGTAGAGCAGATGACTTGAGCTTCATGATGTTTCCCCTTCGTGGTTGTGATGTTGCGTTTGTCTGCTTTGTGATCATTATGGCAGATACCGCGATCATGTAAAGGGGGTTTGTTGGTTATTTGCTAGATTGAATCTCGCGCAGCTTGGCCCGGTACTCGGCCTTAATCGCTTTCAGGTCTTCGATGGTGTATCGCTTAGGTTCGTGCGACCCCTCCAGCCATTCGACCTTATCCGCTCCGATACGCTTAACCAGCTCAATGCGGTATTCGATCAGGTTCCCCGACTTGTGGTTATTGCATGGCGCGCATTGCTTGTGGACGTTCATCGGCTCAAACCTAAGTTCGGGCGCGGCCGCTGTCGTGCGGTAGTGGCCGGCGTGGTACTGCCCCTGGTGATGACGACCACAGCTAACACACGGCAAATCTTTGTCCCTTTCGCGGATGACTGCGTTAAAAGCTTGCTGCGCCTCTTTCGTGTACTGCCCCTTGGTCTTCACCGCCTCTTTGCGTTTCGCGTGTTCTGCGCGCGCTTTGACGGCTTCCTGGGCTTGTTTCTTTGCTTGCGCTACCTTGGCAAGCTCAAGTGCGCACGGAATTGAGCACGCAACCTGCAATGGCTTGGTCGGCACAAACTTCACCCGGCATGACTTGCAGGTCTTTGGCTTGCCGCTGATTGCTTTCATTCGCTATCCCAATGCTCAGGTATTTCCATATTGGCCTGGTCGCCAAGCACGACGCCACGCTCAGCACAGAATGCATGCATGAACTCGATTATGTCTGTCATTTCCTGAACGCTCATTTTCCGGGTTGATCGGCCAAGCATGACAACGCCGCCGCTTATACCTGCCGCCATGCGCACTTCTTGCCGAACAGTTGCCGTAAATATGGCTTTCCACTCTTCGGCGTCCAGCTTGCTCATCACGCCGTTTACCGGCCATTCCACCTGGCGCGATATGTCGCCAAGCATCGCCCATAGCTTTGCATTCTGTGCCAGCGAACGGCGCGACTTGACCGGGCGAACCATGATTTCAACTGCCGCCGATTCTGCTAGCGCCTTGCCGAACTCAAACGCAGATACGAAAGCGTCACGGATGCGGTTTGGCCCGGATGCGAAAAAGTGG